GTACACAGAGCAAGAAGTAGATACTACCACATTGCAAGACCCAACTTGGCAAGAATGTGCATTTAAATATGGCAAGTTAGGTGCTCCAAGATGGAATAGTGACAATACAAAGGTTCTTGTTAAATATGAATTAGCAATAGCAGATGGAACTTTAGACCAAGTAAAAGGAGTAAGTGGTATTACTGCTTTATCGCATGGTGAAGCTATAGCTGAAATGAAAAAGGATGAATGGTCTAGTGAATGAGGATTGGAAAGATTACGTTTCTATAATAGCATTTTTATTTATAGTGCTTGGTGGTTTAATACTTATTGGGAGCTGTGATAGTAGTTGGTTAATAACCGGATATGAGGTATGAGTGAGGAAAAAACGTATAGGAGTTATGGGGTTACTAAACTGGACGATAATATGCGGATTAGCCTTAACCTTAAGTGGCTTGGGCAAATTATCGTGGGAGTTAGCATCATTGTTATGGGCTACATACGTATTGAAAATCGCATTGGTGAACTTGAACGAAGAGTTGAACTTGCTGATACCAACATTGAAGACCTTGTAAATAAACATATAGAAGAAGAAGACAAAAAAATAACACAAATGCAAGAGCAATTAGAATGGTACGAAACAGAATTAAATTTAAATCCCTTATCGTGGGGAAAGAAAAAAAGAAAAAGAAAATAACCCTACCAAACGATTGGTGGGTTTCTGATTTGAGTGTTGAATTAGATGACATTGAACATAGTTATTTTATTAACAAAGAGCTGCGAAGAGTTCGATAGTGCCTATACCAAATCATTGTATTGATTGTGATAAACCAATACAAGATTTAGATAGTTGGCTATGTGATGAGTGTAAGGAAAAAAAATAATGGATTTTTTAGCGATATACAGCGAAGCGGGTATGATAGGTGTCGTAGGGGCTTTGCTAGTGTTTATGGTTTACTCTATGAACAAAAGAGGGTCTGCGCAGGAAGAAAGTTTAGCAGACCTAAAAACAGAAAATAGAGGTCAAAGTGAAACACTTGAAAACATGGAAGGTATGGTTATTAAGCTTATTAACCGTTGGAATCAGAGTGACGACAAACTTGACAGGAAATTTGATTCTATTACGAAGGAAATTAATGATTTGGACAATCAAGTATCGGAAATAAAAGGAATAATAAGTCGTTTAAATGGAAAACACTAAACCAATATCAGATAGTAGTTCAATGACTATAAGTCTCCCAATGATTATACAAGCAGTAACATTTGTTGTAATGTTAGTATGGGGTTATAGTCAATTAAATGCTCGTATATCTTTTTTAGAATATCAAGTTGCAATGAATGAAGAGCATATTATAGATATAGAAGAAGATGCTGAAGCAAATCAAGATGCTGAAATACCCGCAGATATTAAACAAAATCAAAGAATTAAATATCTTGAAAAAGAAGTAGAAAGATTGCGAGATAAATGAAATTAAATACAAATATATCAGTAGAAAATATTATTACAATAATAGCTCTTATTTGCTCTGTGACTTTAGCATTTGGATTTATGCAGTATGACATTGATGTAATTAAAAAAGACCTAGACTTAAAAGCAGATAAAGCTGAGTTAGGAGCAGATAGAAAATTAATTGGATACAAATTAGATATTATTATGCAAGACATCGAAGAAATAAAGCAAACATTAAAAGAAAGGAAGTAAAATGGAATTTATTAGCGAATGGATGAGTTGGAGTAACTTTTTTTATTTAATTGGAATTATACTTGCCGGATATGCTACTGCTGTAACAGCAAAAAATAGAAATACTTTTATCCAGATACAGGAACTTGTTGATGTGCTAGAAGAAGCAAATAAAGACAAGAAAATTACTGCTGCTGAAAAAAAATTAATCATGAAAGAAGTATTAGATATTGCAAAAGCAGTAATTCAAAGCAAATGGAAAATATGGGCTTAAATGATGCCTAGATTTGGTAAAAGGTCTAGAGATAGACTAAAAGGTGTAGACCCTAGGCTCGTTGTTGTGCTAGAACGAGTTTGTAAACATTTTGATATAACAGTTATAGAAGGTTTGCGAAGTCAGGAAAGGCAAAACGAATTAGTAGAGCAAGGCAAAAGTAAAACAAAATTTGGAAAACATGTACAAGGTAAAGCTGTAGATATAGCTCCATATCCAATAGATTGGGATGCTAGAGATGATTTTCATTATTTAGGAGGTTTTGTTTTGGGTGTTGCTGCTAGCATGGGCGTAAAAATACGCTGGGGAGGAGACTGGAATGCTTCTAGCACATTTCAAGGCAAAAGAACAACTAAAGATAATAGCTTTGACGATTTAGTACATTTTGAAATATTAGATTAATATGATAGATAACCCAAACACAATGAGAATTGGGGTAACGGGAGAACTAGCAGTACAAAAATATCTTATTGCAGACGGCTACCATGTTTATGTTCCTTTATTAGATGATGTAGAAACTGACCTTATTTGTGAAACTAAATATGGTTTTAAAAGGGTACAGGTAAAAACAATTACAAAAATGACTACAAAATCTTCTATTGAGGTTCGTATGTCTAAGCATAAAGGCACAGAAAGAATTGATGTTTTAGCAGTTTACTACCAACCTTTAGATATTATAGCATTTATTAATTGGGATAGCAGTAAAGAATCTATCAACCTAGCAATTAATAGCGCAGTAAATGGGCAAGAAAAAAATAGAAAATATTTTTATGCCTATTCAAATTTTCCGCAAGAATCACAAAGTTAGTTTAAGATAATTAGAATACTTAAATTATCTAATTAAATACTAAAAAAATAAAACGAGTGTTTTTGTAGCAAAATTGTAACATTAGAATAAAACATGTTACATATATGTGCCAAATTCTTCTAAGTCTTTATATTGTTAGATGTTCGCTTGGCTCATAACCCAAAGGTCGGAGGTTCGAATCCTTCCCCCGCTACACTAAAAGCCTTCGTTTATCGAGGGCTTTTTTAGTTTCTAGAATTATTGTTAGTTTTGCTTGTGTCGCTTTATAGAGCTTTGCGTTGCTACAAAAATGCTACAGCTAATACAAAAATGTTACAGTCTATGGAATTTTTTTAATTACAGATTTTATTAAATCATAATTTTCGTGAGTATAAATATCTGCATTAACAGCTTCACTTGAGTGTGCTAGAAGTTTTTTTCTATCTTTGCTGCCAAGGCCTGATTCTAGCATAACAGTATTAAATGTATGTCTTAAGCAATGTAAATCAGCAGGTTCTTTATATCCAAGTTCTATTAATTTTGCTTGAAATCTCTTAGTAGAAGCATCTCTATCATCTTTTTTTGTATATACGTTTACAATATTTTGTTTTTTAAGATTTGGGTGTAAAGGTATTTCTACAGGCACTTCTGTTTTGTCTGTATCATGTATTAATATTCTATCTTTTAATACTTGCGCGTTAGAAAGAGTTCCGGCATCTCCGGCTCTTAATCCGGTGTAGTAACATATACTCCAAAATGCTTTATCTTTTTCCCTTATGTCTTTTGATTTTAAAGTTTCTAGCACATACTGTACAGGCACAGGCCTTCTTTTTACTCCCTTATGCTTGGGTATATCTGGATTGTTGCAAGGATTTTCTTCATTAAAGTATTTATATTTAATAGCGTACTCAAACATCAAGCCAATTACTCTAACATCGTCTTTTACTGTTTTAGGTGTTACTTTATTATTTTTTAATCTATGTATTATATATCTGTCTATATCTTCCGCATCAATAGATGCAAATGCTTTTCTATTTTTTGACATCATCATAAAATTGCAAAAATTATCAATATATTTTTGTTTTTGTTTTACATAGTCAATACCTTTGCCACTTTGCCTTTTGTCCATCATGTATTTTTTATACTTTTCACATATATCTTGTAGGTCAATTCTTTGTTTTTGAGGAATATTGTGTTTTTTAAAAAACAATTCTTCATCCCATTTTCTCTTTAGCATATTTGCTAGCTTAAGAGAAGATGTTCCGGTACTACGCATTATCCTATTAGGCGGTGTTCCATGTGTGTACCACCAATTTGGACTATCCCCTCTTTTATAAAGCCTACTCATTGCACCACCTTATATGAGCAGTTCCAGTTCCTTTTACCCAATTTACTCTATATTCGACATTTGATTTATATACTGTGCCATTTTTGTGAGTATATAAAACTGGTATTTCAGCTACAAGCATTGTTGTATTTATCTTAATAGCATTATATGCTTTCATAAACTTATCCATTATGCCAAGCATCTCTTCTTTTTGCTTTTTTGACCTTAATTTATGAATATTGTGGTCTTTATATTCTACTAATTCATCTATTTGTAAAAAGTTTGTTATTTCGGATTCAGTATAACCTAATTTTTTAGCCATTAATGGTATATAAGTGCTATCTTGAGAAAGATATTTTACTTTTACGCCGAAATTTTTTAATGACCAATTAAATTTTATTTCAAAAGAAAATACAATATCAGATTGGATTCCTTCATATACCGGTTCTTGTCTAATAATTTCTTTTTCTAAGCTTTGTATTTTTTCCGCTTGCAATCTAATAAGCATTTCTTGTTGATTCATTGTTAATTCTTTCTCCGCTTTTTTATTATTATTTTTTATTGATTTAATTTTTATAAACTCAGATTTAAAATAATCATCAATAAAAAGATTATTATTATTACAATATCTTTGTAACAATCTTAAAGGCATCTTACCTCTTTGCCTCCAATTACTAACAGCAGATGGTGAAACTTTAAAATAATCTGCTATATCAGCATCAGAAAAAATATTCTGCTCTAACTTTATTTTATTGAGTATAAACTTTACATCCATAACAAAAAGTGTTTTAAGTTTTAAAAATGTGTATTATATTCACAATAGGTTAATCAAACTAAATTAAATAGTTGATAACCTACACAAACATACACAAAATAACACAAAAAACCAAGATATTTATGGGGGTAGTGCATTGCAAGATTTTTTAACAGTTTCAGATGTAGCAGAAGAATTAAAAGTTTCTGAAGGAACAATTAGACAATATATACAGACAGGCAAGCTTAAGGCTAGTAAGCCGAATGGTAAAAACTTTATCATCTTAAAAGCAGAGTTATTCAACTTTGTAAATAAAACAGAGTACAAACCGGCAACTACTCTTTAATTATTAGTTCTTGAATGTATATGAAAGAACTAATAATAAAAGGAGTTAGTAAGCAACATGACAAAAACAGAATCTTTTGCTAGAAAAAAATGCGCCAATTATAATGTTGGTAAATGTTTAGGGGTGATGTTTTCAAGAATAAATGGGCAAATAAAAATGAAGATAGATAGTGAATATGCGGGGAAGGATTGCAAAGTTGATTATGGAAATTGTAGTTACTTTAATCAAATCGTAACAAGGAATGCAAATGTCAACTAACAACAATTCACTAAAGCTTAGAATTGAAAAAGGTAAAAAAAATACGGACAAAGACATACAAAACTTATACTACACAATATATAAAATGGCTGAAAATCTTGGGTTTAATGTTTTAGCACCGGAAGAAACCAACCAACAACTAATATCATTAACGGAGAAAATAAATGAAGAAAAATAAAACTTATAAAATAAAAAAAAATAAATCGTTTATGGATGTAGTTATTCGTGGAGCATATAAGTTTTTTGAATCACCATTTAAAAGGAGTAGTAGATGAGCGAAAAAATTAATAGCGAACTGATTGCTCTTGATGAGTTAGAGTCTGAAGATAATACATACACTATTAACGAAGAGCAGATAAAATTAAAAGATGTTCACGCTGACCAACTTTTATGGAAAATAAAAAAGCTTGAAGAAGACATTGAAGTTTTAAAAGCAAGGCAAGAAGAGTCTGTAGAATTTTACAACCGAAGAATAGAATCTGTAGAAAATCAAATAAGATTTAGAGCCAACTTGCTTGAAAGACACATGCAAGTTGAAAACGAGTCTACCGGTAAAAAAACAAATAAACTTCCTAACGGAGTATTAAGACTTACCACTCGTAAAAAAAGAATTTTTGGCGATGAAGATGTGTTACTCAAATTTTCTTTTGAGAATAACATAGCTACTAAAGTCGTTGAAAAACCCGATAAAAAAGCTATCGCTGAACATACAAAAGTATGGGGAGATGTTCCCGACATTTGTACTGAAGAAGAATTAACTAGCTTTAGTTATCAAACAACCAACAACCTAATAGAGGAGTAAATATGTCTGTAAAAATACATGGCAAAGAATACCGCACAGTCGCTGAAAGAGTTAATCTTTTTCACGAAGAGCATAAGGATGCAGTTAAAAGCGTAAAAACAAAAATAGTTTTTACACAAGAAAATAAAATTGTTATGAAAGCTATTATTAGTGTAGGAGATAGTGTCTACACCGGTCATGCTGAAGAAGTTTACGATAGTAGTATGATTAATAAAACTTCTGCGCTAGAGAACTGCGAAACATCTGCTATTGGTAGAGCGTTAGCTAGTGCCGGATTTGGTGGAACTGAATTTGCATCTGCTGATGAGGTCGCTAATGCCATATCGCAACAAAACAATATGAGAAAATCACCCGCAGCGCACAATGGTTCTAGCACAAATGGCCAAGCAAAACAAAATGAGCCATACGTTCATAGCGAAGAAATGAGAAACTCATCCATTACTTTTGGTAAGCACAAGGGAGAATTATGGAAAGATTTACCTAAGGATTATGTAGCGTGGTTAAGTAACAATTCTGATAATCCTAAATGGCAAATGATAGCAATGGCAGAGATTACCGCTAGAGCATCTGAAAGCCTAGGTTTGAATGGTAAAGCAGATAAGCACGAAGAAAAATCCATACAACATGAAATGCAGTTGAGTTCTGAACCTAACCTTGAGCAAGGAGAAGATGATGACTTACCATTCTAAGGGGCAAAAAGAGATTATTCTTAATCACTTAAAAGAGTTCGGCTCTGTTACTTCATGGACTGCTATTCAAGAATATGGCATAACCAGATTATCAGATGTAATACTTAGGCTTAGAAGGGAAGGTCACGATATTATTACAAAGACGGAATCCGGTAAGGACAGAAGAGGTAAGAGCAGTAGCTATGCTAAATATGTTTTTCTAGAACAAATACCTACAGGAGATACATACAATCTTAATTTTGCATGATTTATCCTTCTTGTTCATGCAACAAAAGGGGGCAAGTCGTCGTCATGTGCTTGCCCCTATTATAGGAGTTTAATATGCCAAGTAGAAGTAAGCAAAAAGGTAATCGTTTTGAGCGTGAAGTTGTTAATAGAGCTAAAGAGCTACATATAGGAGCTGAAAGAGCTTATGCTAGCAATGGATTGTCGTTAGGCCATACAGAAGAAGTTGATGTAGTTCTAGATGGAGCAGATAAAGAATGGCGCGTTCAATGTAAAGTTAGAAAAAATATAGCGCAATGGTTAAAGCCAAATATAAGTAACGTAGATGTACAAGTAGTAAAAGAAGATAGAGGTACAATATATGCTATATTGCCTTTCGATGATTTCTTAGAACTTATTGAAGACCCCGACAAAACAGACTATAAAGAACAAGAAAACAATCAAACAGAATCAGAAAGGATGCAAGGAATTGCAGAGCGAATTCAAGAACTATCCTAAAATAGGAGACACTATTACGGCCAAAATAATGGGCAAGGATGGTGAAGAAGAATATGTTAGCGGTGAAATTGCATCAATTAACGAAGATATTGTTTTTATAGTGAGCAAATATCCTCGGACAAAACACTATTCAATAAAGACCCAAAACATCATAGGAGGAGTTAATGGGAAAAAATAAACTAGGAAAAGCGCCGGCATTTCAATTTTATGCTAGCGATTTTTTATCTGATATAAATGTTACAACCATGACAATGGCACAAAGAGGAATGTATATAACATTACTAGCATTTGAATGGATAGAAGGTTCGTTACCAAAAGACTTACTTAAACTAAGAATTTTATGCGGTAATCATTCAGATTTTGATAGCGATTGGCAGATAGTTCGTAATTGTTTTATAGAAAAAGAGGGTAGGCTTTATAATAACAGACTAGAAACAGAGCGTGGAAATATGATAGCATACAGAGAGAGAATGAGCGCAAATGGAAGAAAAGGCGCAGAGACTAGATGGCAAAGCCATAGCAAGGCTATAGCTAAGCCATCCAATAAAGAAGTAGAAGAAGAAGTTGTAGTAAGAAGTAAAAGAATAAACGTAAAAAAAGAATACACAGATGAGTTTTTAAATGAATTTTGGACTATTTATCCGCGTAGTGATAATAGAAAAAGAGCGCTTGATAAATATATATCAGCTAGGAAAAAAGGAGTTGATAAAGAAAAAATTATTAGCGGACTTAAAAACTATATTAAATATTGGAAAGCAAAAAATACAGAGCCTCAATACATACCTATGGCTAGCACATGGTTAACTCAAGAAAGATGGAGTGACGAGTTGATGTTTAATGATGGCGGAGTGCAGAACATTAACATACCTGTAAAGCAAGATTGGATGTGCCTTGAATGCGGACATGAAAAAACTACAGATACAAAAGAACTTGACGATAATGAAAAATTATGTAGTGAATGTAAAGAAGGATTTTATGAGACTAAAAGAATGGCAATGCTTGAACGAAGCTTAATAGAAGCTGATAATGCTAGAAGGCAAAATACTGGACAGCAGGTCACAGCGACTGGAAAGCCCAAGCTAGAACGCCAGACGCAGCCCCAGAATCAGGGAAGCAGCGGCGGTTCTAGCACAAAGCTTAGCGATGTTCTACAAGGATTTGGAGTATAGTTTGAAATGTTGGTTGGCGCTAAAAAAACAAGTAATTCGCTCCGAGTAATATCATAAGAATGAAAGACTTGACAATGGAAGACTATACTCCAAGAAAAAATAAAATTATTAATGTAGATATTGATGGTAGACGAGCAGACACAAATATAAAATACTGCAAATCTTGCCGAAGGACATGGGAAAAGCATAGAAAAACAAATGGTAAAAGTATCATTTTATTTTATGAAGAAGTTCCTAGTTATGGTAAAGAAAAAGTTATCTGTTATAGATGTGAATAAAATGAGGGCGGACTTGTCTAAAAACTCCTCCGGGTTTAAGAACATTGGACACGCTATAAAGTTCGCCTTCATATTTAAATAAAGGATGCACATGATTTATATATATTTATATATCGTTCTTTTAATCGCTTATTATGGGTTGATTTTATACAATGAATAAAGATATTATAAAATTGCTCGAAGAGAGACTCGAAATTGGTAAGCGCGAATATACTGAAGAGTTAGATGTAAATGACGGCAGAGATTGGCATTTAGAGGCCTTAGAAGAGTTGTTAGATGGTTGTATTTATCTAGCATCTGCGATATTAAAACTAAAACAAAGGAGAGATAATGTTAAAAGAACATTATAAAGAACAACGCGACCATTTAGGCGCGCATTTAAAAAATAGCGCTAGTAAAGTATATCAGATAACCGACGGGTTGATGCAAGTTTGTAAGCTAGCACGAAGCGGTAGATTGGGAAAAGGAAGCGCGTTCAAGCAAATAGAGAAGCTTGCGCTTGAACTGCGGGGATGGAACGATGTACCCGCGAATATTTCATATAAATTTTCGCCCTTGGGCGTTATGGACAATGTATCTGAATGGGAAAAAGAAAAAGAAGAACAAGATAAGTTCATATTATCGCAAGAAGACGCGGATACAAAAATATATCCTACACAAAACGATATAAAGAATGTATTAGAAAGTTAGGTGCGAAATTTGTAAATTTAAGTAACAACACTCCAAAGACATGGTTGTCTCCAAGTTAATGGTGTTAGTTGTTGGTTGTTAAAGGGGAAGGGTGTCATTCTTCCCCTTTTTTATTATATGTTATGCGCTAAATTCCTTTTCGTATTCTTCGTAATTTTTCATTATAGAAAGCCAATCAGCTCTCTCAATATGGTCATCTTTCATAAGTGTGTTGGCCATATCACGCGCTCTAGGGTCAAACATATTGTATGCTCCGATTCTTTGAACTCTTACATAAGCCTCGAACTTTTCTTTGGTTACTCTGTTTTCTTGCATGCTAGCACTCTCCTTTTTTGTTTTTTACATATTGTATTAAAATATAACTGATGTGAAGTCCTATTGGTCTCATTTCTTCTTTTGAATCTTTCCTTAATTCTTCTTTTATATTTCTTGGTAATCTTATAGAACAAAATTCCCAATCTTTTGTTTGTAATTTATCAGATGTTTTTGGCATTATTTATACCTCCTAATTATTGTTAATTATTTTGTAAGCATCTTTAATAATATTATTTGCATCAGACATGTCTTTTTTACGCTTTTTTACACCTTGAAAAAATTTATCGCTAGCATTTTCAAGAATAACTCCATATTCTGCGCCGTTAGCATCTTCTCCTAATGCTAGCACCGCAATATCTCCTAGTAATTCGTCTACCAATCCTACCCATTTTTTTTGGTCTTCTCTTTTTACTGAGTCCGCTATAAAATTAAATAGCATTATGTGAACTAATGATAATACTCCATAAAGTTCGTTTTTTTTGCTCATGTAATCTCCTGTTGGTTGTTATTTTAATTAATTATTACTTTCACTAAAGTTTCAAGTAATAATTAATAAAACCTTGGGTTTATAAAATCAGTCCATTTGTGAACTAATTTATTTTGTCTATTATTTTCTAAATCTTTAACTTGAATATTAATAGTCCACCTTTTATTAATTCTCTTATTTTTCATGTACATTACGATTGGAGTTATCAATCCATTAGGGTGTTGAATTTCTGTAACAAAAGCTACCCAATCTGCTCTTGATTTTTTCACATCAAACATAATTGAATTTTCACTATTATATCTTGAGGAATACTTTATTTGCAAAGTAATAAATCTACTTCTGTTTTTAGAATCTCTAATTTCCACTATTCTATCGACACCACTATCGTCAAGCTTAGCCTCCGATGGTGAAAATCCTCTTTTTAATAAATCTGCATCAACATATAATTCTCCCACTTTTCCATTAACTAAAGAATTTTTAACATATAAATCCGATGGTAAATCTTTAGTCAAACTTTTTGGCCATTTGTTATTTAAGCCTCTTATTTCTCTTTGCATTTCAAGTTCTACTTGAGACCTTATTGCTTTTGCAACAAATTCATCTTTAGTATTTAAACTTCTAACCTTTCTTTTTCCGTCTAAATTGACACTAAGATAATAAGATTTCGCATTTTTATATAAACTGCTCAAACGCTATATCTCCTAAGTTAATTTTTTTTGGTCTGTGGGGGCGGAAACCATAACCGCCCCCTTGGTATGTGTTGACTACCGGCTACGATTCCGCTCCGGTAGTATCAGCGAGAGTCAACAATCCTTCGACAATTTTGTCAGTAATTTCTAAAGAAAAAGCCACTCCCTTACGAGTAGGAATATACTCATCTGCGTCTTTTTTCTTGACCCAAGTGCGAACTTGACCGAATGTTTTACCATTCACAACGTCCTTGGTTACTCTGATTTGAGAATTATCTGATATTTCGATTATGTGTTGCATCTGTTATGCTCCTTTTTTTTGGTTGTTTAAGATTGTCCGACAATTTCGTCGGCATTGTAATTTTCTAGCACATCTCTAATTTCCTTACCTGCTACTTCGCCTATCCTTACACCTATCTCTTGCCCCTCTTCTATGTATCTGTGGTCTACTTGCATCCCCTCATTTTCTTCAATCGCTCCGGTTTTTCTAGCTAATCTGCTCGCATTAAAGTAGCCTTTATCTTCGTCCTCGCCTTTTAGCTTAGCATGGATTGGTAATATGAAAGTCTCAATGTCAGCTACTAAAGTAGCTACTAGGTGTATCTTAGCGTTTTTACTCATTTCATCGGGTTTAAAATCTGATAGCACTTTTTCCACTACTCTAATCATCGCTCCCATTACGAAAGATACTATATCATCACATGCTAGCTTGTCTACAATCGCCTCACATTGTTTTTTCACATCTGAAACGACTTGTTTAATTTGTTGCGGTTTTTGGTTTTGCATGTTGCTCCCTGTTTGTTTATTTAATTAATTATTACTTTCACTAAAGTTTCAAGTAATAATTAATTAATATGTGGCCAAAAAATGTTAGGTACGACTCTATTAGTCCACTTAGCGTTATTAAGCTTTGTACCTATATAATAATCTTGATAAGCTATGGTAGCTTTATCGTTTTTAAATTCGTCCGGCATAGCTTGAGCAAATGGAGTCAAGTCGTAAGTTGGCATATCTACAAGCCACATGTTATCTATGCACCATTGTATAACTGCTTGTGACTTGTGTGTTTTATCGTATCTGTGAGTATATTCTTGTGCTAGCGCAAGTCCATGCGCAGCTAACCACTCGAAATTAGAATACGAACTACGCGCCCAAATTGTGCAAGGGTGATTGTAGTGCGCTTTTTTGTACGGCACATCATGTTTTTCTTGGTCGAATGCGGAACACAACATTTGTGCTGATTCTAGCACCATTTTTACAACATGTTTATCATGTTGCATTTGCGCTGATTTAGTAGGGCAAAGGTCTAATACAAATATGTTCATGTTATTTTTCTCCTTCATTGTTAGGAACAATGACCTCATAAAGTAAATCGAGGGCATTTTTTATATTGTGTTTGCCATTTGTGTCAAACAATCCAAAATATTTTTTTACATTTTTTAATCGCCAATTTCTGTGCGGTTTTATACCCTTACAAAACAACGCTAGGTCTTTTTTTGATGTGATTAAATTCCATATAGCTATATTGACACCACTACTCTTGGTTTCTAGGTCTTTTAAAAATTGGCAATTTTCATCTATGTTTATTGGATTCATTTTTTTTCCTTTTCAGATTTTGTATAATCTTCATACATTTTTTCAACCCATTCTACATGCTCATCATCTCCATAAAAATGAGTAAGCCTATCTCTTAAATCTGCATAGCAATATTGTTCTTTAGTTAATATCATATTGTTTTTTTCCTTTTTATTTAATTATTACTTTCACTAAAGTTTCAAGTAATAATTAATTAAACATGCCGGAACCATTTAGGTGGCTCCGCTATTGTTTGAAGTGCTTTTTCTAGGCCGTCGATAGTATCGGCATCGG